GAGCGAAGAGATAAACGACGAGGTGACCCTGACCGGCGAACAAACAGATATTTACAACATCCTCAGAGAAGAGGCAAAGGAAGCTGCAAAGCCGGGGTCAAAGGTAAGTATGTTTTCCGTTATCCGGGACATGGACCGAATCACCACAGACATTGACCTGTATAACCACAAAATGACATTTCATTTCCGACTAGAGGATGAGGCAAAGGTTCAAAACCTTGTGGCCGACCTCCCGGGCACAATGACTGTGACCGAAAAAGGCGAGGACGGCCGGTTGTATAAAAACGAAATTTCTGTTACCCACGAAACTTTTAAAAAAGACGGGGCGTTTGTCCTGGTAGTTCCAGAACAGGTGGAAACAGCGGTTATAACCCGCCTGACCAGATTCGGCATTGATGAAAACGACGTGTCGCACCCTTTGATGCCCAAATATGCCAAGCTGATAAAAAACCTGCGGTTGCACCTTGAGGCAAACGGCAAGCAGATTATCTTCACCGAAGAAAAATCGCAGCACCAAAAAATCAAACGGATACTGGCGCATCATGTTCCGCTTGCCCAGGGCATGATCGGCATCATCAACGCCGAAACAGCCGAGGGAAACAAACTGCAAAAAATCTCAGACTCTTACAACTCAGGCAAGATAAAAATTGTAATTGCCAACAAAAAAGCAGAGGTCGGGGTCAACCTTCAGAACGGCACCACCGCCATTCACCATCTGACCCTTTGCTGGACGCCGACAAGCATCCAGCAAAGAAACGGACGCGGGGCCCGACAAGGCAACAAGGCAAAGAACATCAAGATTTATTATTACCTGGGCGGCAAATCATTTGATTACTATCGCCTGGACCTGCTGAAACGCAAATCCAACTGGATGCGGGAACTCTTTAATGGGGATGCCACCGAGTCTGAAAACGCCAATGCCCTGTCACAGGATGACATGATGGACCTGTTGGCGGACAACCCGGAAGAGGCTAAACGCCTCCGGATGGAACGCCTGGCAAAACAGAAAGATGAGCGGGAAGAACGGGAACGCCGTCGATTGATTAATATGATGCAGCAAGTCGGGAATATCAATGAAACCCTGACCCGGTTTGATGAAAAGCGGGAAGAACGACGCAAAAAGCTTGAGGATGATATTACCGAGCATGAACGGGTGATTGCCGATCTCCGGGAAAAGGGCTCAAGATTTGAAAAAGGGGATGAACGCCGAAAAAATATCGGTACCCGGATCATCAAGAGGCAAGGACGGTTAAGAGAATCAAAAGACAATCTGGACGTACTTGATGCGGCTTTCGATGACAGAAAAGTTGCCCTTGAAGCCAAAGCAAAACAGCTTCGCGGTGTCCTGGATCTGAAAGCCAAAAAAGGAGAACTCCCCTTTGATGCCAGACTCATTGATCACCCCGAGGATATAATAGCCACCCTGGACGGCAAGGTAATTGCCGTGGGCGATACATATGAAGACGGTCGGAATGGTGGAGGCGGTATCTGCCGGATCACCAAGGTTTTTAATAAACCAAAATGCTTGCAGTATGAAGCGGTTATCGGAGATATTTATGGATTGAAACAGTCCTGGCTAAGGGAAATAGACGGGCAGGTGGTTCTTCTTAACAATTGGCCCTTTGATAAAATGATAAAATGTGCCTATTCAGAAAAAGAACTGGCCTTGAAAAAGATCCTGGACACGACCATGGACTACGTGGATATTGCCGGGATCGATAAGACTATTTTTTATGAGAATCTTGACAAAGTAAAATTGTCTGGTGATATGCTTATCCGAACTGATGACGGGTATGTATTCCAATATTCATCGCGTATTGAGGACCGGAATACAATTGTTTACCCTGAGCCGGACAAAGAGAGTTTCCGGAAAGCCCTGGCTGAAACCTGCCTTGCAAAGGAACGGGAAAATGGTTACTTGCCGTCTTCTGCTGAAGATATTTTGTCGAAAGTTTTCGGTACAACCTATAAAGAAGCCATCCTGAAGTACGGCAAAACCGCAACTGAAACCGAAATCAGAAGTTTTTACAGTGATTTTGTTCAAAATTACCTTGATGAAAATCTGGAAAACGGGGCCAATGAGACCGATCCGCGCAAAATGCTGGAAATTTTTGCAAAACGATATTCCAGTGGGTTGTCGCGTTCTATAAAAGACGCGGCCAGGAAACTTGGGGACAACACGGACCAGATCAGGCAGATAACAAGGGAGTGCCTGCGGAATCAGGAAGAAGGATTGAGAGAAAAAGTCAGGCAGATTGAAAAAGAGGAAGAACGGGCCAAGCTGGAAGCCGTCAAGGATCATCCGGATTATAAAGAGATCCCCGAGCGGATACAGGAAGCTTTTAGACAGATGGGCATCACGGTTAAAACGAATATGACCCAGGCTGTATTGTCCGGTGGCAGGCGGTTCAGGGATACCACGGTCGAACCGTTCTCCCGGTGGTTCTTCCAAGATGAGCATGGCAAAGGCGGCGTTCTCTTCCGGGTGAAAGATATCCTGAAATCCCGGTATGGTGCCAAATTTTTTAGCAGTTACTCCGGAGATTTTCAGGGTGCCTGGTGGCATGTGGATTCTAAAGAAGACCTTGAAGATATCTATGAATTAATGGCGTGATCAAACAAAACCTGATAGGTTCGGGTATCTGCCCGGACCTCTTGTATAAAGGAAAAGATATGGATATTCAAAAACCCACAGAAGAACAATTGCGACCCCTGATAAATGAAGCTTGCGTAAACCAGACAGCGGAAGAATGGATCGAAAAGATCCTGGAAGCAATTAAAAGCGTGATCCAGAAAAAGCCCCTGCGGTATCGGGGATATGGCCCATATTGGTGGCTGATCAAGAAAATGTTGATTGACCGCAGTTTCCTGGAATTCGGGGAACACCTGGACCGGGAATGGGTCGATGCCCTGGATTATGGGAGCGATAAGCTCAACCTGGCGGCGGCTTTTGCCTATGAGGATGCCCGATTTGAAACCGTCAATATTTATGGCGACACCCACACCATGGCCACGGCCACCGGCTCTGTCGAATACATTTCTGCTGATAAGGAAATGGAAGTAATGGCGTTGATTGTCTCCGTCTGAGAAAAAGAAAGCCCCCGCCGTGGTTTGACGGGGGCGGGATAGGTTAGGAGGCTTTTGCAATTGCTTCCGGGTGTGATTCAGTTTCATAGAAATGAGTTTTTTTGGTTACTATCGACCCGTAACTCATTTTTTCGATGAAAGCTACTTTAATGCAGCAATCATCGAAAACGCCCATGTCGCCAATGCCGTTCCAGTGGCCGATTGCATTTTTCCGTAGTCCACAAAAACCACCACCTTTCTTCCATATGCCACATATGCGCTAAACGCCTTTATTCTTCTGATTGAACCATAGTTTAATTGGTTTAAAAACAGGAGAAAAAACATGCTAAAAACGACCTTGAAGTTTGAAAATTACAGTTCATCCGGCCTTAACTATATAGGATAATGATCATCCGCAAAAAAGAACTCCCTGGCTTTAGTCGGCTGGGGGATTGAGCTTAAGGCCCGTCCATGTCTGAAAAAAAAGAAAATAAAAAAGCAAAAAAGAAGTCTCTATGGGGCCGGTTATTCGGTGGCTTCGATAAAGATCGGAATGACCAAGGCTCTAACATTGTCGAAATGAACTCACAGGGGGCTGTCCGTGATCTGTCCCCGCTACAGAGTGATTTTCTCGCGCAAAGCGGAGTGGTGGCCGCATCCGAACTTGGGACAGCCGAGACTGAGCAATTCCGGTATCAGTTCCCAATAGAAAGACTTGCTAAGTATAGCGTTCTGTCTTCTATGGATAGAGATCCGACGATCAATGCGGCAATCACACTGCATGTCAACCAGGCGCTCAGTGCAAAAACGGCTACCGGAGAAATTATTTCCATTGAGTCCACATCGGACAAAGACAATATCTACGTCAAAGACCTCCGCGATACGTTCAAGGAATTAATCAACAAAAATTGCCAGGGATGGGCCTACAATGCCGCGTTAAACGGTGTCTGGTATGTCAGGCCATATGGTGCCCAAGGTGTCGGAATCAAACATGTCAGGAGTGATTTCTATACCCATCCGCGTTTCATAAAAGAGTACGAACACGGCGGACAGCTGGCCGGGTATACTCATGCTTACCAGGATGTAGCCAAAGAGGGCCGGATAGAATTGATGGAGCCCTGGAAATTTGTGGCCTTTAAAATTCCGAATATGAAAAATGACGCGTTCATTGAGCCGATAAGATACGACCAGGAAAAATTTGATATCGGGGATGATGATTGTCTTGCTGAAGAGCTGCTGGAAACGCAAACATATGGTAAATCAATCATTGAAACCGCATTTGATCCCTGGATGGATCTTCAGAATGCAATCCTTTCCGTCAATATGAGCCGTCGAAATGCTGCTCGACTTGAACGGGTAGTGGGCGTGAATACCGGCAAGCTTTCCCCGAGAAAAGCCGCTGAATATTTGAACTCCGTGGCTGGCCAATTAAAAAAAGCCAATGAGCAACATGCGAAACAGGCTATTTCAAAAGGATTTTTTCAAACAGTCATAAATCATCTGATTCCCATATTCGGGGATCGTGGGCGGCTGGATATATCCACGGTTGAAGGGTCTCCTAACATTGAAGGGCTTGAGGATATAATGCTACATGTTAAGAGAGTCGGCGGTGCTGTAGGAGCTGATCCTAGCCTTTTGGGCTTTGGCGACATGCTCTCGGGCGGACTTGGAGAAGGCGGATATTTCCGGATGTCGGTACTTGCTGCGGTCAAATCGAATCTTATCCGCCAGGCAATCCGAAATGGCATCGAAGAGCTGTTCAACATCCATATTGCCTTCAAATACGGAAAATACTTTTTGCCCGGGCAACGGCCCTGGAGGATCGTTTTCAATTCTATTTCCACTGCCGTAGAGCGGGAAGAAATGGAAAACATGGAAGGCCGGGTCAATTTTGCAACGATGGTTGCAACGCTTGTCCAGACCATGGACCCTGAATTTTCCAAAATAGATTTTAATTCGTTCAACAATTATTTGTGGACGGATATCCTGCGGGTTGATGAAGAAAAGTATTCTGCCATCTTTCCTAAGAAAGTAGAAAAACCGGAGCCCGGTCAGGGGGATGATGATCCAGTATTGGAGTCCGCCACGACAGACGACCGGGTGAATGAAATAATAGATAGATTTTACGAGAGAGGAAATTATGCCGGAAATAATTAAATGTCGATTCAATTTATTTGACGAGGGACGGAAGTATACTGGGCATCACCGCCAGTATGTGTTGGAAAATGCGAGAAAGGTTTGTTACGCACCGGGTACCAGGGAAGGTCTAAGATTGAGAGAAAAACTCGGATATCTGGGGCATGGCAGGCGAGAGATGGCCGGGAAGGTTCGAATCGGTGAAGTCGAAAAAATCAAAGCACCGGACGGATCAATGATGGTGGTTGAAAATGTGCCCAGCAATGTTACGACTTTTTTTGAAATTGATAAAGACGGTAATGTCGATCACCATCAGGAAATTTTATTCGAGAATACTCCGGGAAAAGTGGTTTCCGGGCTGAACAAATCCAAAGTTGGTGGTTTCTCCTGGGCTATGGGCGGAAGCGACGGTGGTGCTCATGGTGCTACACGGGTAGATTCCTTTGAAGGGTTCGATTATGTGATGAATCCGGGTTTTTCAGCGAACCGTGGTTATGTGCTGGAATCTGCCGGAACAAAGGATCTGATCATGGAAAGCATCTGCAAAACAGGCATCGAAGACAAGTTGGCCGAAAAGTACATTGAAAGCTGGACGGCATCCGTTCACGATTATGTGTATGAGCTGGAGGAAAGGCTTGCCAGTGCTGAGATATTCGAATCCGCCATGATGGAAAAAAATGAAATTCTTGATAACCAGGTCAAGGAACTTGAAGGGCAGATAAAAGATAGACAGGCGTTAATCGCTGAATGCGCCAATGGCCACGCCATCGTTATCCCGGACGAAGTGACAGAAGCTCTTATCAGCATGGCCAGTGAAGAGGATTTCAACACGCTGGTCGGTTTCTTTGAATCTGCAAAGAAAGCTGAATTATCAAGGTACCCGCTGCCGGGGAATGGTCAGGAGAAAATCTTCGTCAACCAACACCAAGCGATAGAACCACCTGAATATGGTCAAGCGGCTGCGGCTGTTGATTTTGAAGAAAAGCGGTTCTTCACCGCCAGGCAGAACAACAGGTAAACATGGGTGGTGATAATGACATACAGGATAGGCGGCTTGATTGCATAGAAAAAGCCATTGAGGCGTTGGCAATGCAGAATGAGAGGGCTATCAGGCAGGATGAAAAAATCATCAACCTACAAGGTCAAGTAGCTATCCTCTTTGAGAAATTTGATGGTATTTGGGGTCCAGCCGGTACACTGAATGCAATCCAGAGACATCAAGCGTCATGCCCAAAAACTCAGGTAAAGTGGCTGTGGGGGGCTATCGGGTCAATGGCGTTGGCAATTATTGTTAAATTTCTGGAGAAGTGAACTGCCCAGGCCTAAAGGCATTGGGTAGCTCACTAATGTCGTGGATCACTGGCTCAACGCCTGACCACAATCTTTGCAGTATTTTGCGCCGTTAATCCTATAGCCGGGGTGACACTCCACAGGGCAAGCCCTGTGGCTTCAAACGAAGTTTGATTACACATTTGCAACCCTTATTCGTTTAGGGTACGCCACAATACCTTTTATCATCTCAGGAGTAAACTCCATTGATGTTACTTTTGATTTACGAGCTATGTTTATGGCTCCATTTACATTTTCAAATTTTTCCATTTATTATATTTCCTTTCCATATATATATTTGCATCTTTATATAACCATTCCATTATTATATTCACTTGTTCTCTACCACAATATTTTAATGATACAGAAGATTTTCTTCCTTTATGTTTTTGATAGAACTTTGTTTTATTAAAATTAAATTTTTTTATTAAAATATTCTGAACCATCTCTAAAAAATCTTTATTGCCTTCTAACGTAAACACATAATTATAATTGTTATATTTGATGTTTTGATATTTACCTATAGAACCATCACCATCAAAATACCCTCTAATGAAATGATTATATAACTTTTCATCTAACCATTCAGGAAATTGTAATGTTAAAGATTTCCCCTTAGTACATCCTAATTCTTTTAATTTATTAGATATATGTTTGTTTTCGATATTTAAAGAATACGCATTTTGACCTATATTTTTTTTGATGTATCTTAATGGTTTGTCACTCTTAATAATCTTTTTTAATTTCTTTAAGATTTCTACATCTTTTTCTTGTAGTGTTAAATGAACAATCCCTTTTTCATCATTATAACCATCAGCATAAAGAAAACCTAAAAAGTATGCTTTTTCTTCTGTGTCAATTTCATCAAAAAATCTTTCATCTATAAAATATTTTCTTTGTAATTCAGATTGAGATTTAGATTTATACCCACGTCTATTAAGAAGACCTTTGATTGCTTGTAGAGTTACCCCATATTTTTTTGCTAAACTTGTGAATGTATAATTACCAGTTTCGTATAAACGACACAACTCTATTTTTTCTAAATCTGTTAATCGTCTTTGTTTCACTTAATCTTATCCTCTAAATATTATGTTTATTGCTACCTGTAATATACTAACATATTTAGAATTTGTCAAGTGATTTTTAAATTATTTTGCCAATTCATCCTCGGGGCAAGCGGACGAGGTTTTCTTGGAAATTCCCTATAACGGTTGAACTCACGGGCGGGTGCTTTTCCCCGTCCCGTGTAGTGATTGGTTATGCCTTTTGTGCCAAGTATCCAGAACATAGGTGGACACCAATTATTGTCAGTGTACAGTTCTGCTTCGATTCATAATCACGGCTGAAAGCTTTGGGGATTGGGTTTCTTGTGACAACCACATTCGTGCATTTCCCGTCGATGTTCCAGTAGCAATTATTAACCCCCGCCTTTAATTCAATGCCGTGCATGTTTCACCTATAGTAAAAACACCCTCAACCGATTCAACTGCATCAATTCCACCACACATTTTAACTCTCCTCTATGCTTTCAAATAAATCCATCTGCCGGTCTTCTTCTGCAAAGCGACGTTCAAAATCTTCTATGGTCTTGGCTGTACCATCTTTTGTCCAACCCTTAAACACCTTGTTAGACGAGGCCTCGTGCATTTTAATCATCTTGGCCCAATAACTCGGGAATTTTTTTCTTAAAATCCTTAAGGATGGCACTGGTTGATGTGGACAGCACCAGCATGACATACGAGGAGTTCTTTTTCCCGTCCTAAATATTTCATATAAGCCATCCCAATCAATCCCATAGCGATAACAAAGCTGGAGCGCATCTTCTTCGCTCAACCCGAATTCAATCAGCGGGTATCTAAATTTCTCGCCTTTTTCTTTTCGCGTAATCTGTTCTTTAGACTCAGTGCGGTATGCTTCATCAGCCGCGAAACCAACACATTTGATTGGATCTACCAGGGTGTTGTTCATGTACTTATCAAAAACCTTAAACTTCTCTCTCGTACACCATCTACCTAATTCTCTGCTTGGCCACCCGGCCCCTGAGTCGATAGACCCATCATTATGAACAACCAATCGTTTAAGCATCCACCAATCAAACGGAGGCGGATGCAAAGTTATTAATTTTGCCCCGGTAATTTGGGCAATTTTGCGAGTCATTTTTCGGGTTTGGGGAAATTCCCAAGAACCAACATCGACATAAACCAATTCATAAATTGGAATACCTTTTTCATGCATTAGCAACGCCATACCACAAGAATCCTTCCCGCCTGACAGGGATATAACGTTATTTTTCATTTGCTCAATCGCCCGCACTTCCTGCACCCATAAACCGGAAAATCAACCGGCGTGTGCCGAAAAGAATGATAGCATTCGGATTGATTGACCGGCTTGGGTTGCTTTTCATATACCTGCCCATCTATCCAAGCAGCCTCAGCAATGTCCTTAATGTCAATATATCGTTTTAAAAGCATCTTAGCGCCAGCCTCCTCCCACCACAGCTCAAATCTGTCTTTGTCGTTTAGCTTCGCACACTTATCATCGCCATCATCAACATACCCAGCCCCGCACCCGTTCGAACATTCAGTGCTTAGCGGGTATATGTACCTGGCACCGCAGTGCCTGCATTTGCGTTCTTCCATTTTATGTCCTTTATCCCCTCGCTGCCTCAAGAGCATCGGCGTGCTTACTATATTCATAGGCCATGCGTTGATA